CTCGGCCACTCCGGAAAAAGGAGTGGCTGTTTGCGGTACCTCTGATAGCCCCTTATAGGTTCATACCCATAAGTAGCCCTCGAAGGTTTGCAGCAAAGCTCGGCCAGCAACAGCCCTAACGGGTTTGCTGAGCGAACCTTGCCCACATTGACATAGGCGGAGGAGAGGTATCCCTCCCAACCTTCCATGTCTTTGTGCTGCCTGGCTCTTGACGGTGTGGCTTCATCGAAATTACTGATGAGGCCTCCGTCGCCATAACCATCTGGGATGCGTACACGTCTATCCGAATCTGACAACCTTGAAACAAGGTAAAGCCAGGTAGAGAGAAAACGAATATCACACCCTAAACCGTTTAGGCGCCGGTGAGCATACCTACGCACAGAGTTGGCATGACTATAAAGCACCATAGTCACCTCCTCTCGTTCTCCTTTCCAGAAGAACGGGCGTACGTTTACTCCATCAAAGAAATCCATGCCGCAAGATTCAAAAAACCTTCCAGCCAAGAAGGTTTTCCGAGTGTTGACACTAAACCCGAGAAAGTCTAGCGCCTGGATCAAAATGGGTGCCGATGCCTGCGGTAATATAATATCATCACCGTAAGCATTAGTACCAGCTCGTTCACCGGAGCAGGCAAACGCAAGAGCGAAAAAGGTTAAACTTTCAAGCTCGAACGTAAACCCGTTTCCCATAGACGAGAACTTCTCCAACTTATGTTCTACACCCTCAACTTCAGCGTACTCAGTACGAGGAAGATCGAGAAGTGAAGCCCATTCGAACGGAAGAAGTAACCAGACTAGTTCTCTGCTAACAGTATCACTAGCAGAAGATAGGTCAATTGTCGCCAAACCAGTTTCTGAAGCTGATTGGGCTAACTTTTGATTCCTAGTTTGATCATTAAGATCCACACCAAAGCGCTTCAACTGGCGACGAATTAAAGCTCCGATCCCTAGCTGAACATAAATGTTCAGATGGGGTTCGATAGCAATAATTCTGTCAGTTTTAGCATCTTTGGGAACACATGTAACCTTAGACGCACACCGAAGAGTTACATCGGTGATTGCACTTGCCCACAGACGTGGAACGAGTGCACGCCAATAAGGATACAAACGAGGCGTCACATGCAACGAGCTTGTGAATTTTCTTGAAGGTGTTACATCACGTCCGGAGACAGATGTGGTCGCTCCTGGGCCGAAACGCATATTTGATTCCGCATATTGTAACTTCGGGGCTGTTAAAGGCCCCAGGATTTGCCAGATGATGGCCTGGGCTCTTTCGAGAACCAGGGAAATCTCTGGTGGTACCGAAATGGTACCATCAACAAATCCGCGGATTCGCTTATTTGCTTCGGCACATACGCGCTCCGAGTCAAAGAACTTCTCGTAAGCATTCTTCTTTCTATCGAAAGAAGTCGGCAAACGTTGGTTCTTCCGAAGTACTGACACACACAGGTAATCATCCGCGAAGATGTTAGCATCATTGTAATGAAGCGGATCAATTGATTTTTCAACCAATTGGTCCCATTCTTCATAGTGAGCTAACATCCAACACGAAAGACTAACCGGTGAGTCAATAGACTCGGTGAGCTTCAAGTAAGCCTTCCGTTCAATGACGTTCATTGAACACTACTCCTCATAGGTAGTAGTACACGAAATAGGGACATACCCTATCAGTTAAGCGTACACGTCTTACCGAACTAACCTTCTCATTTAGAGAAGATCGAGGATATGAGGTCTTTAAAACCACATACCTCAGGATAGGCTGCGACGACAGCTTGCAAGAAAAGAGTGGCAACGGTTGCTAAATACAACCAGCTGTCCCTTCTTCTTCTAGGCTTTAAAGGCCGCCTCGACTCAGGTTTTGCACCTGAATCAGAGCGGTCTAAATCGGACACAGTCTAACCCCAGATCGGCGAGACCTCGATGATGGTATCCTTTACAGGACCATCCTCGAGTAACACGTTGGTGATAATCGCAAGGATATCCTTGCGCACCGCCAACGAGGTACGTTCGTGAAAGGCCACACTGAAGTCGGCGCGATTGACGTAGTCAACTACGTCGACCCCATCGACAGTCTTCTTCACTGGATAGGTCAAGTTCACACTTGTCCTATTGGTGGGTCGGTTTGCGTTCGAGAGGGTCGTTTGCACCTTGATGCGAGGCATCAAGACAAAAGATCCAGACGAATCATCCCGGAAGACAGCGCTCCCGCTCGAGACCTGCTCGGGCTTGAACGTGATTGACACAGGCGTGTCGGCTCCGTTATTCACGGAAAAGTTTGCTGCTTCACTCACAGAGTGCTCCTTTAGGAGTATCGAACTTCAAAGGGAACTATCGCTTCAGTTGCGACAGCAAGGCTAAGACATTCGCAATACGTTTGTAGCCCAACGATGGCTTCCAAGTGGGTAAGGGTGCACCTGCCAAAGATGTGAAAACATGTCTCTGGTAGGTGTTCCAAACATACTGTTGGCCAGCGAAGTTGCTACTCATGTAGAAGTTTGTCTTAGTTGACACGGTCCCCCAAATCGCTTCAAGTCCTATTCCTGCATCCAGGCCGTTAAGCCAATTTCCAACGCCGATTAAATAATCGACGAGGAAAGAATACGGGAGTAGTTCCCAAGCTAATGTTAGGGGATTCGTGTAGCCAAGGCGGCTTAAGGCAAGACTTTCCTGCCTTATGAAGCAAGTAACGCGTTTCGTCGTTGTCGCTTCCCACTTAAACGTAGGCCTAACCTTCAGGTCATAGATATAGGGAGTGGAATACTCACCACTCTCTGATTCTTTAACCCGAAAACTAAACTGACGAATAACTGGTAAAGCTAAACGGCGGTCCAGCTCCTCACAGGCACCATGTATGTCTGATGCCAGAGGAAGAACTCCGTATTGCACTTCCAACCAACGGTTGGATACGGTTTGGCGTATCTTGTTTCTAGGTAGACCAAGAAGCTTTGCTGTCTTCTTGAATCTATTCTTGCTGCCAAGGGTAGAGAGAATACGTACAATCGTATCGGC